AATTGACTATCGTTTAGCTACTACTGCAGCATAAAAAATTCCGAGCAACCAGTTTAGGTTACTCGGAAATAAAAGTCTAACTTTTTGGGGTCACTACATATCTGTGAGTTCTCTTTTCTTTGGTGGTGCAGATGACACAAAAGACGAACCTTTTCCAATATGTAAATCACAGATATCCACTTCGACTAATCATGCCTATATAAGACAAAAGAGCCTATCGCTATGATAGGCTCTTATTTTTATAAATCAAAGGTGCTACGAATTAATTCGGACACATTCATATCTTTGCTCTGTGCGATTTCCTTCAATTTGGTAAACTCCGCATCGTTAAGAGATATTACTCTCTGCTTTCTGCGATTTTCCTTCCCTACTGTGATAGGCGCTCCGGCTCCCTCACGATTTCCGCCCCATGTGTTTTTGCTCATAGGATATATCTCCATTTCTTTTGACAATCTAACATTTTATTATTTTTGACACCTCTTAGATAGTTGAAATCTGATGTTGATAAATTGGCTGTATCTACAAATATAGATTTATCTTCCTCATTTGCCAAAATATACTCACCTAATTCAGAGGAGTAGACTAAAAATTCTACATCAACGAATTTCACATCAATTTCAGAAAAATTGACTTCGTATTTTTCCCTCAGAGGCTCTTCAAACATCTTCGGAATATAAATCCCTTCGATATTGTTTACAGGCACCTCAGAGGCGATATATTCGATATATTCACCCTTATTGATATCAAAATCATCGATTTCATTCAAAATAGCATCATCTATATCGATTTCAATCAATACAAGACCATAATGCACGAAACTATCGCCTTGATTTAGTGCCTCGAATAGGTAAACCACATCCTTTGAATTATTGGAGCGTTTATTTTCGCTCCAATTATCATTTCCGGTTTTGCTGATCGGTAAGATGCCATCTCGCATTATATTTTCTAAATCTAGTATATCCACATTCTTGAATAGTTTCACGATTCAACACCTCTTATTTAATACCATTAATGTGCATTACTTTCATGCCTTGCATTGTCCAAAATTTATAAACAAGTTCAATTTTTTCTACTTTGCAGTCATTAACTAATTCTTTCAATGTATAAGCGATGTGGCTTTCGTAACCGCCGCATTTTACAATGTAATAACCATGCTCTTTTGCAACTTGGATTGTTTCGTTGTTTACTTCGTTAAGTGCTGCTGCTAATTGTTTGCAAGTTCTAATCATTTTGGTATCTCCTTTATTAACTCCGTACCTTTATCTTGATTATATTATATATCATATTCAAGATATATGCAAGTACTTTTTTCAAAGTTTTTGCAAAAAAAATAAAGGGTACCTATATTTCTATAGATACCCTTATTTAATCAGCAAAGTTCAATCCATGTGTCCACCTTCACATGGTAAGGAGATTATGGATCACCCCCACATTATCGATGAAGTACACCAACCAAGAATAGTGCTGCGTTACTTATTGCCCAAGTATCACGCTGCCTTCTTAGTCGCTTTTCCGTGTCATGGTTTCGCTTGATTTCGTTCTTCAATTCGTTTAATGAGGTCGAGGCTTGCCCTAATGTGTTCGCTTGCTGCGTTATTACTTTCGAGGCTTGCTCCAACTCTTCGCCCTGTTTCTTGTTGATATCCTTCAAGGCGGTTAAGTCCTTCGCCCTCTCTTCGTTGATAATCTTCAATTCTCTCAATTCGCTCTCTTGCTTGACTGTTAAGGCTTGCGCCTCGGTCAATGATAAATTTGAGTTGCTGATTGAGTTTTCGGCTTTCATCAAGCGCTCTTTGAGTTGATTCCAATCGCTCAATGGCACGATGATAGTTGGCTCTTGCGGTGAAGTAGCCTCTTGCGAGTTGGCCAATGCCAACGAGGAGCAGCACACAAATAGCACCAATAATAAGGCGCTTATAAGTAATCTGCTGTTTAATCGTTTCGATGTATGTCTTTGCTTTTTCATACATAATAACCCCCTAATCGAGATCACTCCATCTTGCATCATATCCACGAACATCAACGTGGACAAAATCTTGGTAATAGTATTTACCGATGCCATCGGCACCGCACTCTTCTGCAATTTGGGCCAAATAATCGACATCAATCCCATCATAGGTTATGTCGGCCGCCAAACCTTGCACATGATAAGAGTTCTGAACACCACCAACTTCTTCATTGTGTGCCTCACAACGATAACCGCTATTAATATATAATGGCACCCCTAAACGCTCACGGATAGCATCGAGCAAATCCACCAATCGCTTATCGATGATATGGTCTAATTTGTTGCGACCATTCTCATCGACTTCATGGCGATGGCAACTGCAAGCAAATTCATAATCATCAAAATGTGTACCTATTTTCATCAAATGCACCTCTTTTTCCACTTTTAACGATAAATTCATAGTGTTTTTATCGTTATTTCTAAAATCTGAAAATAAAAGCCACACCCAACAATGTGAGCGTGGCTTTATAACGTATATTATTTTTTCAAAACCGCATCAACCTTGCTTTGTACTAAATCCAATAGGCCTGATATTGTAGCATTCCCACCATCTCGCATATTTTCGAGAATGGAAAGGAACTCCACAGAGCCAAGATATAGCCACACCAAGTTGACTGCGAATGCGTAATTGCCGGCCATAAAGTCAAAGCACCATGCTCCGGCTGTAGCAAGGCAATAGGTAAGAACTTTTGTGATAAACGGCTTTCGCATATGCTTGGATGATATCAGTCCTTTGCCCCATGCGGCCGGAATTGCGATATATTTATCGATACCGCTGATATTCTCCGGCTTTGCTCCCATATCAATCAACATTTGATATCCTATCGCTGACCATTTTGTCAAAAGGTCAAGAAATACCAACATGATAAAAATGCCTAGCACTTGAACGTGTTTCAAGCCAAGCATATATATCCCCACTTCGGCCACAACTGCGAGTAAGGCCTTCAAGGCGAAGGATTCAGTCATCATTCGCCAAGCCTCTTCCATGAATTGTGTAATTTCTCCCATGTGTTCCCCTTACTGCAAATATTATAAATGGTCTACCGCATCACCCATGCTGATATATTTATGTGCGCTATCAGACCATTCAATTCGAGAGGATTGGAATCTAACATCGTATACACCATATTGTAATGTGCCGAGTTTAACAGGTGTACTAAGATTATCCATATTTCCGAATGTAACATTTTGAGGTTTTTCGACAACAATAGGAATATCACCAATGAAATTGTTATTTTTATCTCGGAAACTACTTTCCATTGTTGTAACACTCACTTTTTTGCTCGATTTGATGAGTACATTGTCAATTTCAGTTACCGCCCATTTACCAAGTGCTTTGAATAGACCTGTGGCATTAGTAACATCAATTTCTAACTTACGTCCAAATAAGGAATATCTTATACCATTTTCCTCAAATGTATCATCAGCATTTGTAGTAACATTTACACCTTTAATTTCAGCGCTGCCAACTTCACGATCAGCCAAATCATAATATTTAACCAAAATATTAGCAACTCCAAATGGTGCGATAGGAACACGCATATTGTCGCTCTCAAACACACGTTTCTCGCCACCATCAACAGAAACCTTGAAGTGAGGTTCACCTCTTAAATCGATGAACTCTTGACCTACTAAAGGCTGAATATATTCGATTGGTTTGTATGTTACATTAATGGAATCGCCAAGCAATTCAACCAACTTTGCAAGAATTGTTTCAACACTAGAATCTGCGAGATATACATTCTTTTGTTTGAGCAATTCTGCTGCTCGTTCAGCGCTTGCCGGCTCACCTTTAGGGCCTTGCTTGCCCTCTTTACCTTGTGGGCCTTCAGGGCCTCTATCACCTTGCTCACCTCTTGGGCCTCTTAGGCCTTCAAGCAAGTTAAAAATGGAATCTTTGTCTAATTTTAAAGTTAAAGTGCTATCCGCCATGATTGTTCTCCTTATTCATGCATTGAAATATCCGGAATTAGTGTGATTTTGCCGATGCCTACTTTGATGCTGTTTGTGTCATTGTAAATGAACGCATCATACACCAAATTTTGGCTGATTAGTTGTTTCTTCGCTGACTCCTTGCCGAGTAGCGTGAATGTAATTCTCTTATCTTCAATTGTCGGCAACAATTCAAAGATAACTGCCTCATCATGCCTTTTACGGATTTTGCACACACCTTGAAATCCATTGAGAGTCATATCGCTATCAGATGGAACCTCATAGATGATGCGGAAATCTTGGCCTTGATGAAGTTCAAAATCATGTTTGACCATAAGCCACCCCCTTGTGAATTAAAACTATCGCCTAATTGCTATGCACAACACAAATAATTCGCCAATGCTAGTAACTACCATGTTGCCATAATTGGTATCGCCACCGGTAATTGTTGCAGAATAGGCCGCACATCGGTCATTATTCTCGATTCCGGCATTCACTCCGTGGTCATAGCTTTTATGTGATAGGAATTTTGAGAATTGAATCTTAAAGTCAGTAGGTCGATAATTGAATCGACCTACATTTGCTTTGAATTCCTCTCTGCTCCAATTCTTTTTTTGAATGTTATATCCAACAGGAATAAACGTGCAATCCGCTCGGTTATAACCTTTCGGAACAGGGCAATAATCACCATGTCGCACTTGGAACACTTGAATGTCGAGATTCTTAACCTCGAAACCGGCTTGATAAATTGATTGAGCATCAATTCTTGAACCGGTGATATTAGCACCTACGATATTGCCATTCTTATCGATTCGGAATGTATTGTTTTCATTCTTGAATGTGGTTCCTGTGATATCACCGCCACGCAATGAACCGATGTTTGCAGAAATTGTTGATAAACTATCCACTTGCATATTTCGAGCAGTTACGCTGTTAGCTTGGAGCATCTTATTAGTAATGATATTGTCATCAAATAAGGCTTGCCCCGTAACATGGAGCAGTTTGCCATCGATTCGTGTGCCGGCCGGTGTGAGGTTGATTCTGCTTATGAGTTCCTTGCCATCAAGTTTGCCGATGGCTTGTGTAACCTTCAATTCAAACCCTTGTGAGATTTGGGTTATTTGAGAGGTTACATTTCTATTGAGGTCTGACAATGATCGTTGATATGCGTTTGCTTGGTCGATGATTTTGCTGCTCAAACCATTCACATTGGTTTTTACAGTTCCCATCTCGCCCTGTAAGGCCTTAACAGCCTTATCCATAGCATCAAGTCCAAGTGATTCCATATCTAGTAGTGCCTTATCGATTTTGGCTTTTACAGTTACATCGACTGCATCTGTTCGAGGGCCTTCGCCAAATATATCAGTAAACGCAACACTTACTGAATACACTCCGGCATCTAATGGAATACTTATCACATTGTTAGGTGTGAAATACACTTTGGAATCAACATAGACATTCATGCCTTTGCATCCAACAGGGATTGACTCTGTAGATACCCCAATACCATTCATGCTGCCAACTGCTTGCACTTGGCTTGGTTTCTTAGGTTGTGGAACATTATATGTTACCTCGGAAGGTGCACCATAGCCTTTTGATGGGTTATGGGCATATAGGTACACTTTACCGCTCCGATTCTTCAGCACACCACTATAGGTTGTATTATTGCTGCGACCAATCAATCCATCAGTTTGGCCAACCTTCAAATCAAGGCGGAGTTCATAGAAATCGATATCCGCATTTCTGACCTCTAGCCAATTGAAGTGTGCCATATCGCCGAACGAGATGGAGAATCCTTGCGGTGCATTAGGCACCTCTGTTTTCATAGCCACAGTAATGCTTTTAGTAATGCCTTGCGATGTGTTGCCATGAGAGTCCTTGACCTTCAATTTCACTTCGTATGTATGCCCCAATTCGCAGCCACTTACTGTGATTTGACCATTACCGGAGCCACCATATTTCCATGTGCCACTCGGCTCACGATACCACAGTTCGACTGTATCCAAACTATTGATTGGCGGAACATCAAATTGAGCCACCACATCGAACGAAAGGACACCATTGCCAATCTCGTAGTACTTGGTGAAAAGTGTTACATTGGATACTTCCGGAATGTAATAAGGCACGATAGTATATTGATAATATTGAACCTCATCAAGACCTTGCTCATTTGTGCCAAACAAGTTCATCGATGTAAATTTGAGATATATTGTTTTGCCAATATCTTCCTTCCGATACGGATATCGGAATAAAGCCTCATCTACACGAACGAACCTTTCATCCGCATTATGATTGATTGCATTAGTACCATATTGACCTCGAACCAATCCTTGCAGCGTGAACCAATTATTTGGATGCACTTCAACATTCTCATAGCTGAGAGCCTCGCCATTCACCCAACAGAGTGTATTGCCACGCTCCGCATCAATGTGAGTGCCGCTCTTTAACACACCTTGATTGATGACTACATTGCAGACATTACCATTCTGAGCAAAAGCATATTTCGTGCGCCCCATTCGAGCCTGTTGAGAGATATTGCCTATGCGTTGATATGATTGGTCATTATCAGATACCCACACGGAGCATCCACCCCATCCACTTGGAGCATTTACACCCACAAATATCTGATTGCCACCTACATCACCAACAGTTTGGAATATTGCCACATCATTGACACTTGGAGCCTCTTGATTGTAGTCAACAAAAGGTCTTTCATTCTCATGCACGTTGTATTTAGCCGGAGCATATGTGCCGGCCGGCTTGCCTTCCGCTGTCAGTTCGAGTTGCCCATCGGCCGCCTCGTTTACTGATGTGATCACAACGATTTGATGGTCTAATTGGCAAGATTCATCGGTGAGTGTTACCAAATCACCAACCTCTAATGCACAAAAGGCCCAATCTAATCTGAATGTGTACTGCGTTTTAGCATATAGCCTTTTCATAGCCAATTGCTCGGCATAATACTGCGCTCTAGCTTTGGTATAGAGATAATGTGCTGTTTTCTTTGATGCCGGTTTCAAGCCATTTCGCTGAACATCAGCCACTACCTCGAAGGACACAGTTTCCTTCTCATAGCTATTTGCACGATTAATAAACTCAACTGTAGCCTCGTTATAGGCCTCACTTGAATCCTTTCGCTTGTACAAGATAAGTTGACCATCAGAGCCGGCAATGAAGTCATCTGCGGTCAAATCATATTGAATTTGGTTCGCCGGTGTCCAATCTCCGATAGGCTTATCGGCTAATGGCACAATCTTCAATCGGTCAGTAGACCAAAAGACCAAACTATTAGTGATTTCCGCAATATCATTGATGACTTGCTGTGCTTTCGCACTCTTCTGATTTGGTGGTGTGCTGATTAGGATATCAGCTGCCTTGCAGTACGCTCGGAAGTTATCAATCCCATCAATCACCACATCAGCACCAACGGATTGCAATACATGGACAATGTAATCAGCCGGATTCACATCGACTCCATCGCCTGTTTCGAGGAGTTTGCCTTGAATCTCGAAGTTGTACTGAGGAAGGCCCCCTCTATCCCCTAAATCGACTACACCGGCCATATATGCCAATCCGCTGTAAGGCAATGCCTTATCCGGATGTTTAGATAGCATATAAGGCCACGGAGTTTGACCATAATCACCTTTAAACAATGTGAGTTCAATTTTCTCACTAGGGTATTGGTAAACCTCTTTATCTCGCCATACTTTACCGATGCCTTTGATTGGGCCTTCGCATAAGCCAATGGCTGCTGCAACAGTATAAGTGTAGGTGATTTCTGTGTGTTTAGAACCACCGCCCTTGCCTGTCCGTGTAGTGCTTTTATGTTCGTGTGATGTGAAATCCTCATAATCAATGATGTTCCCACTCACACGAGTTGTGCCTAGAATCTCCGGCACTACCTCGCCATATGATGCGGTGTTGATTTGAAAATCGGCAATCATATCGGCTCTATTTGTGGTATTTCTGCCCCTACTAAATAAGAACCCCATCTTATTGCTCCTCTCTGTATCTATAAACCGCCCTCAAACGAGGTCTGCCCTTCTTATCGAAGAACAGGGTATCATCTAGTTTCGAGTAAATAACCCCATAATCCACAAAAGCATGTATTACTAAGCCATCACCCACATATATGGCTCCATGACTGATGCATCTGCCATATTGGTAGAGAAGGAAATCACCTTCCTTGATTGGAGAGGTCATATCCACCTCATCGGCAACTTGCTGAACATATTTGAGGTATTTCTCCTCGGAATGATGCAAGTGCCATTCATTTGAATAGTTTTCAATTTCTAGCCTATCCGCTCGCATCACACCACTATCAACTACTGCTGCAACGAGCAAATAAGAGCAATCAACACCTACACCACGAACCATTGTATTGTTCATGTAAGGAGTGCCTAGCCATTTCTTGGCAGCCTCTGAAATACGCTGCCCAATGCTTAAATTACTCATCTGATGCTCTCCTTCAATGGCACATAAGGTGTTGCCCTGTTTCTGCTGAAATTATTGAATTTATTTTTACAGTCATTTGCGGTCTTATCGCATCCGGCAAAGATATAGAATGTATCTCCAACCTTCGGTGCAATTTCGAGCGCACTCATATAAACGATCACACCATTATCAGACTTTAGAATCTGAGTGGATTGTCCGGCCAATGGGCCTGTTATCCAATCAATGCCACCGGCAGCATAATAGCCATTAGCGAATGGCACATCAATGCGAATTGCATTGGTGCCGGCTAATGCTGTAACCTTCCCTTTCTTGCGGTAGTTGTGGATATCAACTCCGCATTCTTTGGAATAGATACTGTAAGGGCATTGAGGATAATATCTGCGATTAGGGTATTCGATGTTTAGTTTTTGCACTATGGACTTTACATTCAGTTTTAATGTGAGGCCACCGCCTTGCGATACCTCACACAAACCTGTGAATAGACCAATAACACCGATGATTTTGTTGGCATCGTCAAAGAACGCTCGTTTGAGCGTGAACTCTGCTCCATCAAAACCACCATTGTGTGCTACCGCCATAATCGGAACACCGCCAATCTTATCTCGTTCATCAGTCGAGATGCTAACAGTCATTTTATCCACACTAACTGTGCTATTAGTGGCAATCTTATCACGCACTATAATTGGGCCATCGCCTTTATAGATTTTTGAATCATAAGACACACTCGCCTCAGATTCAGACCAATAATAAGAAACCCCACTCTTCAATCGCAACTCGTAGAGGTCGCAACTATTAAAGTGTTTCTCGTTGTTAAGGTGATTCCTTAGCACCTCACTAACTTCCTTCATATTTGCCCCCTATCGTGTAGTTACTAATTTGAATGATTTAGATTTGTATACATTTGTATAGACATATTCTGCTGTCATATCTCCGCTGAATCGAACGAGCCAATAATATGTGTAGTCGGCTGTAATTACGGAGTTAGGTGCAACTGTTTGACCGGCTGCCAACCTAATCACTCCCTTATCACTAACCGCTCTTATTGGTGAACCATCGGCATAGAGTTTCAGATTCTCAACGTGATACACCGGTTCAAGATAATCACCGAACTTGCGAACAGCTTGCCATGAGCCATCTGAACCCACACCAAGCCGAATGCCCTTCTCGGTGTTATCTTCCGGATCTAGCCAAAGAAATGGAATTGTGCCACCCTTCACTTGTGAATAGAATCCCATCAACTCCTTATATTGCTCCGGAGTTAAGACCTCAAATTCAGTTGTGATGGTGTACTGAGGATAGTTCCATGTGGTCATGGTTCGCACCTTGCCACTTCCGGAAGTTTTGACCTTAGTTTCCCATTTCTGTGCTTTGGATGATTTCCACCCTAATGATGTGATATTTGGAAATTTTTTATAATCTGCCATAATCACCTACCATGTGCCTTCCGTTCCAATAAATTCTCGGTCTTGGTTGACCATGAATTGCCTCAATGCTCTACCGCCTCGAGATTCAAGGAACGAACCGAAACTTTCAGAATCGATAGCATTCACATTGAATGTGATGCCACCACTTGCACCCTTGCCACCACTCGCATTACTAATACCTTCGCCCAATCTGTCGAATACAGTATCAGACAATGGAATCACAGCCTCTTCATATCTACCCTCACCAATCTGTGCGATTGTTGGGCCATATGCTAAACCGCCACTCGCCATTTTAGGCATAGACTTGGCATCCATAAAGCTGCTAAAACCACCGCCGCTCACAGAGTTCAAGGATGTTGTGGTAGCCAATCCGGCTGCTGTTGCGGCCTGATATGCGGCCATGCCGGCAGTAGAACTCATGCCGAATGTAGCCATCGCCATTTGTTGGGCCAATGTTGCCCATGCCGGTGTTTGGGCCTTAGCTGCTGCAATGCTCGTTGTGGTTTGTTGAGATTGTAGCATCTTACCAAATACAGCCTGTTTCACCTGTGCTGCAATCCATTGAGCCACGCTATCAGCTATGGTTTTAAGGATTGCCTTGCCCATGTTTTGGAAAGCCTGTGTTACAGACATAGTGCCTTGTAATAGACCGGAGATGCCTTCTTGCATCTTATCGATGCCGGCACTCATGGCCTCGAACATCACAGCCTGTCCATTCCAATGGCTATCCATCACAGCCTGTTGATACTCTTCCATCAACTGCTTGCGAAGGTCATAATTCTGCTGCATAGCAACATATTCATCAGTCAATGCGGTTTGTAAGGCCTCGAAGTTTTGTGTTCGCATAGCCTCATCGATTGCCCATTTCTCATCAGCCAATGTGCGATGTTGCTCCAATGCTTTTTGCATGAACTCTTGATTCTTGGCCAAAATTTCAGCATTCGCTTGCTCTGTAAAAGCAATTCGACCATCTTCCATCACATCAAAGGCGATGCCTTTTGCTTTGAGAACATCGATATAATGCTGCTGTGCCATTTTGTCCATTTTGACAAATTCATCAGTCATATTCGCATAGCGGTCTTGGATTTCATCAATGGCATCCGTATAATCTTTTGCCAATTGCATTGCCGGAGATATGGAGCCTGTAGAGTCCTTATCTGCTGTAGCAACAATGAAATCCTTTTGCATATCACGAATCTTGGTTTCGATAGAGCGGAGTTTAGTGAACTCCTCTTGCTTGGCTTTAATGCGTTTATCGGTGTAAACCTCATCAAGGAGTTTCAAATCCTCTTGATAGTTTTTGTTGGCCGCCTTAGATTTTTCAAGTTCCTCACGTTCCTTCTTATATTGCAACTCAATCAATTCCACTTGATTGCCTTGCATTTCTAGGAAGGATTGAAGGATTTTCTCATGAATCTGCTTGGCCTCTTTGGCAAGATCTTCACCCTTACCTTTACCACCACCGCCACCATGACCGCCTTTGCCACCTTTACCGGAGCCGGCATCGGCACCACCGCCGCCACCGCCTACATCAAGACCACCACCGCCGGCATCAAGACCGCTCGTGATTTGACTTGCGATATCAACACCCTTATTGACGATATCTTGGGCCACATCGGCTGAAATTGTGTCTACTTGTTGGATTGCTGTGAATGTGCCGCCGAAGAACTTTGCGACCTTTTCACCAACGCTGTTGAGTTTGCCAATAAGCCAATTCAAAGCCTCGATGATTTTATTTACACCCCACACAGCGGTGTGAACCACGCTCGACCATACAGCCGACATGGTTTCGCTGAATCCACCGGCTGCCGCTTTAGATAATCCAAATGCTGCCGCTAATGTGGCCAACAAACCAACAACAATTGGGATAGGGTTTGCCATTAATACCGCATTAAAGACGGCCTGTGCAGCAGATGCCAACAATGTTCCTGTGCGAAGGGATGCATATAAACCTCGCAAGATTGCACCGCTAGCAGCCAACCCAATCATCAATCCTGTAGTTGTAACAATCACGGCTGCGAGCGCCGCTTTGGCAACAGTCCATCCATGTGTCGCTATAGCATTGGCAATCATAGCCGCTCTGAGTGCAATCGCTCGGACTGTAAAAGCAGCTAATATAGTGCTATTTGCGGCAACAATGGCCCTCTGTGCTATAAATGCAGCGGTTACACCAACGATTGCCGCCGCTACCACAGGCATCGTGGTAATAATTAATGTGGCAAAACTTTTGATGATGTTTGCAACTGTAGACACCACCACTTTCATCGAGTTAAAAGCTGCCGAGATTAATCCGATGGATACTTGGGCAGTCGCTGCAACTCCTCGAATGGCAATACCAACACCCTCAAATGCAGCCAAGAACTCGCCACTTGATGTGATGCTAGATAGTTGCTCCAATACAGGTGCAAATGCTTGGATAAATTGATTTTGAAGGCTTTGCCCTATGTCAGCGAATGTCATAGGAATTTCAGCGAATTTCTGATTCGTTTCCTCAGCACTTCCATATAGTGCATTCTTGATGATATCTGCTGTAATAAGACCTTGTGAGGATAATTCCTTCAATTGACCTACACTCATGCCCATTTCTTGGGCAATAGATTGAGCCAACATCGGAGCATTCTCCATGATTGACCGGAACTCATCACCTTGCAACTTACCACTCGCCATCGCTTGGGTAAGCTGATACATCGCACTTGTGGCCTCTTCAACGCTTGCACCGGATATTTTGAATTGCTTATTCAATTGCTCAACAAAGAATATTGCCTCATCGTTGGAACTGAACGCATCTTTGGCCAACATATTCAGCTTGGAAACGCTGTCAGCCATTTCAAGATATCCGCCACGAGATCGTTGAGATGCTGCATAAATCTTATCCATGATTTCCGCAGTTGTTTGCGAGCCATCATTGATTAGGTTGATGCGTGAGCGAATCTGTGCCATTTGGTCGGATAAGTTAGCCGCTGCAACGACTACATCCTTCACCGCTGTGGCTGCTACACCAATGCCGGTGGCCGCTGCTGCAAGTTGCAAGCCTTTCCCAACCTTATTCATGGCTCCCTGTAAATCTTGCCCAAATACCTTCTGAGCCTTCTCAGAGATTTTATCGAGTTCAGAGGTTATATCTCCGCCAAGTTTTTGCTTTGCTGCTTGGGAAACCTTATTCAAGGCCCTTTCGGCATTGCTACTATCGGCGCTTATGGTAACTTTTGTTTCAATATCTGCCATTATCTAAATCTCACCCCCTTCTGCTCTAAATTCTTTGATAAATTGCTCTTCTAGTTGTTTCTTTTCGAGTTTGGTCATTGGATATAGGATATCGATGAAATCCTTCGGCTCTACACCTTTGCCCTTAGCCAATTGCGTATTCATGATATTAGACACCCAAAAGGCTTTGTTTGTGTCCGCTATACGCTGCCTACGCTCATACCCCTTCACCATCTTGTTGAACTCCATAGGCTGCAAATCCATGAGTTCCCAAGGCTTTAACTCTAAAACACTATAAGCAATTTCCTCAGCGTATCGGAGCCATTGAGAAAAAGAGGGGAGCGTTTGCTCCCCATCTAGTTTTTTGGATTATTCTCCGATTCAATTGCTAATTTATCAGCATCGGTCATTTCGTTTGGGAACATTTGATAATAGAGTTGAGCACCAAACACACCACTTGCAATCAAGGCCTTTGTAATAGGCAATTGAATAGATGCAAGTGTGAGATTTTGCTCCTCATCTTCCAAGAGTTCGCCAATCAGTTCCATATATTTATTTGGATTTCTGCCATATTGTTTCATGCCAATCGCATAGCCGGAAATGATGCAGTTGATAGGCCATTGAACCATAGTCAACAATTCACTCACAGGCTTGCCAACAGCTGCCTCAAATTCCATGAGTCGCTGCATATTGAACATAATATATTCGCCATGACCGAATAGATCACAATTAACTTTTTTCATCAGAGTTTCTCCTTAGCGCTAAAAATTTATATCGAACAGAATCGGTGATTAACCACCAATGCCGGCCGGTGCCGGTTGTAATTCAGACAATGGGCCAATGCCATTCAATTCGCCTTTATAAGTTGCTACATCGTCATGTGGCGCACTTACAGACAATTCAGTTACAGATGCAATGCCGGTGAAGAATGTTTTATCCGGATACTCGAATTTAATGTGAACATTATCACCATTCAAGAATGCTTTTTCGAGCAACTTCAAGGATTCTTCTTTAGGCATAAGCAATGTTTCAATGCTGAAAGACCATTCTTTCAAACCGGCAATTGTAGATTTCCAACCACCGGAACCTTTGTGAGATGCATCGATACTATCAGCTTTACGAGATAAATCGCCACTACGTTGGCCGCCCAATAAAAGCCATTTTGCACCTGTGTTTTCGTTTGTGCCTGTATTTAAGTACAATAAATAATTCTTGCCGGCTGTCGGCATATCGGTCGCAGTAGGAACATAAAGTTTAGTTTCTGCCATTAGTAAATTCCCCCATTAGAATTAGATTGTTTTAGATCATACATTCGAGCCTCAAATCGGTACTGTGTGCCAATGCATGGCCTTACAGAACCATTGTCGGCTGTCTTATTGGTACAGCGAATATCTACAATCTGATATCCGCTGTCCGGCAATATGCAAACATCCTCATTGAGTTCACCGCATTTATTCCGGAAATCAATCAATATAGATTCGATTTCACTCTCTAATTTGCAGATGGCCTCATAAGCAATCGCAAAATCATCGGTATCGCTGCGAACCCAAGTTTCGAGATAGAACTCTTGTTTGAGCATCGCTTGAACTTTGCCATCAATAGGCAGCGTTTCGCCTCGACCTAACAATATAAGACCTTGCTCATCGACTCCGGCATTCATGGGATTTAAGAACCCAAGTTCTACCCTTCCACCAAAGTCAGAGGATTCAATTGCATATTTAATTTTGTTTAGTAGTTCAAGCCACATATTAGCCACCTCTATAGAGTGGAATTGTGCGATATCCTACATATTTACTTGGTTGCCCTGTCAACTGTTCAGCAGTCATCTGCCTTTCGATTGTTGCAATTCTATCGTTGATATATCGCAACTTCTTGGAGTAGTAGTCATCATCTTGCCCATTGCGATTGTATTGGCCAATAAGCGATGCAGCCTTATTCATAGCGACTTCTCGGTAAGCGTAAAGCGTTACCAATTCATCGACCACAAAAGACCTCACCACATCAGCATTTGGAACTCCCAAACGCTTTGCCAATACATAGAGCCAAGACTCAGCCTTTTCAAAGTCGGATTCTCGAACATTAGGGCCTAAAAGTTCATCGTTGAACTTCATATCTTGAAATTGATATAGCATCATCACACCCCTTAAAGTTTAAAATGGAGATTGTTTCTGCTAGCGCTTACATTCACGCTCTCAGCAACATCATTGAGTGCTACACCCACAGCTTTGGAGAATATGCCTCGGATTCTATCTTGTGAGTGGTCTAATGCATCATACAAGAATGGATCCGCAGCAGTTCCCTTGTGATGTACCTTCTTAGCAAAAGCAAACCCATTCCCACCAACAGGCACCCATCGGAGTGCCTTCTTGGTTTTTGGGAATATATCGTGTTCCTTAGTGCCTTCGTGTACAAAAGGGCCATAAGGTGCGACCTTATTGTCGATATAGACCTCTGCAAGTCTATTGCTAATGAGTCGCACATCGATGGCTCTCTCCAATTGCCCTGTTTTTGATGTGAATCCATGATTTCCTTGTGCAGTTGATTGCACAACTGTTGCACTAGCCTTCACGGCCTGTGATAGCCGTTTCTCAAAGATTCCTCGTGTATCCATCTATTTTTTACCGGATTTTTTTGTTGGCTCTTCTTCTTCCAAAGGTTCCAAAACGAACCCTTGTTCAATCAAAGCATCACGCACATAATCATCATCGGTATATTTAACTTCGTTTAGTCGGATTAAGCGATATTTCTCCATAGTTACCCCCTATTAAGCGCCAATATTTGCCCATACAGCTGCCAAGCGTTCGTTTGGAACCCAAACATCATGGAACTTACGATAATCCATCGCCCATGCATTTGCTTTTTGATATGTCATTGGATCAAAGATGCGCATTGTATCTGTTTTAGAAACAGCGATTGGACTTCTGCGGCTCATGATAATCCAGTTCACACCTTTTGCAGCTGCATCAGCTTTGAAACCACCGGCCTCTTGACCTGTTGTTTTACCATCTTGGAACACATATGCAGATTTCATGCGGTCGGATGTAACATTGATGATTGGAATATCGTTGTACATTTTCACTCGTGTATTGATTGCACCATGTTGGAATTGAGAAATATCAACTTGTTTTGCGAATTTCTCGTTGTTGTTCAACATTTGTTGTGCTTTGTAAGACATGAGAATAACCAAATCATTAGCATCGCCAATAATGTCAAGGATGTTGTACAAGTCAGCATCTAACTTCTTCAACACATCAGCCTCAGCCGGAGTGTATTGAGTTACTTTGTTGGCCTGTTTTGCCAATGCTGTGATTTTAGAGATACGATATGCATCGACTTCCGGAATCACACGAGTTCGTTGGAACTCTGCCATAACTTTTGTTGCGTTTGCTACGAAGTTGGATTCGTTCACAGTCATTGCATCCAATGTGAATTGTCGACCACGGTCTTGTGTCATGTTGTAATCTTTGTAGGATAAGGAAACAGTACCTTTGTTATAACCTTCTTCTCGGTCATATGCTGCCAAGCCTTGCATGGACAATGTTGGGATTTTAACTGTATCGCCACCATCATAAACAACATCGCCGGCATTTACTTCCATAAAGCCTGTTGCTGCCTCCATAATCATTTGTTGGTCTAAAACTGTCTGAAAATTCTTTGCTGCCTCAATTGTGTTTAAAGCCATAATTCACCTCATATTGTTTGTAAAATAGATTAGCTTTTTGGCGGTTCTACACCGGCCAATTTAAACATTTCAGCGAGTTGGGAATTGCCACCCATTGCTCCGCCACTTGCACCACTTCCGGCTTGCTGATTGGACTTAACCGCCCATGTTTTCCCTTCGAGATATGCGGAAGTGCATTCCTCGATTGTGCCGATAGAACCATCTTCCTTCGTCCACCCATAGGAACCATCTTCTTGAACCTTGATTTGTGGTGTAATTAGCTTTGCCAATTCTTGTGGATCAATCGCATTCGCTTTTGTTAGTGCTGCAATCGTTTGCGCACTAATCTCGGAATTTGTACGCTTTTCAATCTCTTCAAGTCGAGCCTTTTCGGACTTTTCATTCTTCTCAATGAGTGTTTTCACTTGCTTTTCAAGTGCGATGAACTCCGGACTCTTCTCACCCTTATGTGCCTCGTATTCGTCAACTTTACCCTTTAACTCATCACGTGCTGATGTTAAATCGGTAATTTGTTTCTCGAATTTGAGGCGGTCAGCTTTGGCACCCTCGTTGATGCGAGATATTTCGCCTTTGAAACCTTCAACAAGTTCCTTGCCACCTTCGAGATTTTCAAGTTTGCTGTACAATTCTGCTAAAGTCATGTGTCATTCTCCTTTTCAACATGAATTTCGCCATCTTTCGGCTCCCCTAGTTAATGGCAATATAAAAGGCCTATGAGTTCGCTCTCATAGGCCTGTAGGTCTAAATATTTGATTTTTTGCTTGGCTCACGCAATTGGAATGGTTCGTCATTCCAACCCCTCGCCAATGTAGTCCATGATGTTTTGCCTTTGGCCACTAACTTGCGACCTTCAACTCCCAATAATTGCTCTTGATGTTGCTCTGATAGAGTATCGATATAGGCTTTCCCACCTTTCTCGATGTTCTCGTGTGCAGCATCAATATCCACCTCGAAATCATATACAGGATGGCATAAGCACATACAATGTGGATGTGCCGGCAATCGTGGGAATTTGTCTTTAGGGTATACACCTTTTCCTAATCCATATAAATCCGCATTCGCATAGAAATCGCAGATATCATATCTTGGATGCCTACTTCCTAACTTCCATTTCAAAGCCACTACATCAGGATCATTCATATATCGGCTCATCTGCCCATCAGCATATGCCCTCGCATTCTCTGTGCGAGCAATACGCTCGGCATGATATCGAGCCTTCTCTTGAACAGCCACTTGAATCGACCTGTTGAGGTCAATTGTGTTTCCATCTTCAACTGCTCGTATTACATCAGAATACGCAGCACGAAGGGATGGTGTGGTGTTCTGCTCAACTTTCCTTGCTGCTTGCCTAATGGTACGCTCGAAGGCTTGCTGACCTTCCTCATCATTCCATTTCGGTCGCTTTAGGTTTCTTACTTTATTGATTACTTCCGGCAACTTGGCGAGAGGTATCTTACCACCATAGCCATATCCATCGAATATTGCTCTAGCTGTTTCAATATTGCTCTTGCCTTGTTTAATTGCCTTCTTAATCTCAGCAGCCACATCCTTCCTCACCTGTGGTGATTTGCCATGTAGCCGCTCAGATAATGTCAACTTATCGTGAGTCCATGCCTTTTGCATCGCCAATGAGATTGCCTTAGTTGAATATGGCATCTTCATTCGCTTTGCTCTTTTAGGGATTAGAACACTATGGAACCCACGTTTGAAATTATGCACCAAATTAGCCTGTAGAGGTGCCTCTAGCATCTCCATAATAGGAAAGTCCTTATAGGCGATTTGAACAGCCATATCGACCGAATATCCTAATTCGATTAATTCCTTGACCATCGCCTCAAAAGATTCTAGGGCCTCATTAAGCGTTTGGCTCGTTGTTTGGTTCGCCATCGTCATCACCTAATGGATTATCAAGGTCGAGTTTCGAGTTCGCCTTATCTTGCTCACGTTCGGCAGCAGACTTCTCAGCCTCACCGATGATGGAATCCTTAACCTTCTTATCAAGATTTGGCATATAGCTATCAAGAACTCGTTTCAAGATTTCAATGTCGAATGTCGAGGATTCAAATTCAAGGTCTTTCGCCTGTTGGGCCTGTGTTAAAGATTCAGTAACATCATTTACCTTGAAGTCTCTCGGATATTCGCATTTATAATTTACTTGATCATTGCTCCACAATTTGTAGAGTTCAATGATATCCTTCTCTGCCTCTTCACATTGAACAGAGAAATCGGATAATCGCTGATTAGTACGCTCGAAATCCCATTGCTTTGCAACACCACTCTTGGCTTGCTGCACACCGATTACAGAGTCAATGCCACTCATTCGATACATTTCATTGATGAGTTTATCAATCTGAGCCATAAGCACCTCTGCCGGCCCTTTATCCGGTGCGATGAAGTCCGGAGCCTTAGAGGATTCCACAGGATATGCCAATAGGTTATCTGTGCCGATAGTTATATCTTGCAATCCATTATGGTCAACAGGCATGGTTAAGATTGAGAATGTTTGATTGTAGAGTATTTGAGATAACAAGGAACCCAAGTTATACACATGGGCATTTGTTTTGGCGATTGATAGGAACTCCGGTGGCGGTAGCATATCGACCTTGCGAGATGCTCTACCAAACCATTGAACGATTGGGATTCTACCGATGTTATGCTCACCACTTGCAATGACCTTGCCACCCAATTCCTTAATCACCCAAGAATTAGGTGTCCATGTGTGGAGCCTTGTAATCTTGGAGCCATCAGAGTTGAATAAGTTGGATGTATAAGAGAAGGATTTTAACTTCCCTTTATCGTCAAATTCATAGTTCGCCACATTCTTAGGCTCAACAGCTGTGAGATATGGCATATTTCTGCTCGATAAGTTATCGGCTAATGTTTCACCGAACTCACTCACATTGTCTACTACGATATACATCACACCATACAACTTGGCCATTGTGGCATTTTGTCTGATGAACTCTTGCAGCGTAGTGCCTTGCCGGTCTACGTTGTGAATGAACTCCTCGAACATTTGAGATTTGTTATATTCCCTTTTGATATCATCCTTAAATATCGGATCTACAGAGGCATTCAAGATTGGGCCTGTGTAGTTTAGATAGTAGGCAATACTTCGTCTAAATTGAATAGACTGTGAACTCTCACGAGTGTGGGCCGTGATTGCACTACCATTGGCGAACATTCCACTTCCATAATATGCATCGTGGAGAAGTTCATATTCGCCTTGTCTTGAATTTGAATATTCTGTACCCATTCAACTTCCTTTCTAATTAATATTAATTCGGCCGCTCTTGATTTGCGGTGCATTAATCTTCTCGGCAATACCTGTTAGGGAATCCGGTGCATCATCATGAGCATTCTTGCCTTCCCTTTGGTATTTCATTACATCACTCGCAAATTGAGGCCATCTATCTCGCCAATTGCGAGGGAAATATATATGATTCATCACCCATGTGGCATTGGATTGAATGCGAGCAATCTTATTGCCACTTTGATGGAATGCATTTATAGAACATTTGTTTGAGTTATATTTATTGAGCAGTATTTCACGCACATTGCGACTGAACCCTCGCCCACCATTATTGGACTCGATATCAGCCACATTCACATTATTGCGATATAACATATCAGCTACTTCCGGCTCCGTGATTTCCATTGAGTCCTTCGTGTAGATGATATCCAATACATAGGCCTCGTTGTTATAAACACCATATGTGATGCTCGATAGATAATCGCTGCCGGTGTCTGCTGTATCTGTGTAGTTCTTGATGCATGAGAATACAGGGTTGCCATTTATATCCATAGGCACCTCATCATATGTGAGGATTTGCGGATATAAACAGCCTTTCAAATCGATAGGCACTTGCTGATAGTTAGCACTTGCGATGTCTTCACCCATCGCCCTCACTTTAGATTCGTATGAGGCTTTAGATAAGACTTCCTCGCATAGCATTGAGCCATCATCTTGCAATGCCTTCATGGTGATTACTTTTGCCTTAAACAATGGATCATCCTTAAAATGCTCAATTGCCCTTCCGGCCAAGTCATCCGATGCCCATCGTGTCATGATGATGATTATCTTGCCGCCTTCTTCCAAACGTGAAAGCATTGTATTAGTGAACCAATCCCAATGCCCTTCCTTGATGTTGGCATTATAGGCCTCCTCACTGTTCTTGATAATGTCATCGATAATCATAAGTGAGCAGCCGAAACCGGTTGCAGTACCTGTTGGCGATGTAGCTAGATAAGAGTTATTCTGACCTTCAAGGCTCCACAAATGAGCCTGTGCATCACCTACCGCCACCCTAGTGAATGGGAATATATCGGAGAATACTGTGATATCATCATCAGCCTTTGCCTCTTGGATGGAGTTCCTAACAGATTTACTGAACATTTTGGATAATGTTTCGTTATACGAGCCTGTCATTATCTTCGCTGATGGATTGTTTCCCATGTGCCACTTGGTCAGCATCTGTGCTGTTCGGCTCTTGCCGTGTCGAGGCGGAAGATTCATGATCAGCACATTATATTCATCGCCCTCTATGAAAGATTGCAACTCATTACACAACTCAACAAGATAGGCTCTATCCTTCCGATAGAAATCACCGGCCATCATGTGGCAAAAATAAAAGAACTCCCTTCTTGCGAGTTCCTTCTTTGCTGCTTGTATAATTTTTTGTTTATTCATCATCAATCAGCGCCTTTATATCAGCTGTATCGATTCCATCAAATGGATTATTCACTTCGATGTTGGCATCGACCTTCTTAGAATCTCGCCACACTTCCGGCTTGCGGTTCTTTAGCCAAAAAATCAAGGATGTAGGGTTCGGAGCCATGTCCTTTGTTACCCTTTTAACTTCCACAATCTCGCTCTTACCACTTTCCTCATCATCGATTCGCACACTTGTAACTTCATCATAGCGATATCCTAATGCACTTTTAAGCAATGCATTTTCAACTATAATATCAACTACTTCCTTGCCTCTTTTAATGGCATCGTTAAACTTGGGATATCGTTTCTTCCAATCATAGAGAGTGCCTATGTGAATGCCTATATTGTGAGCAATTTGAACATCGGTCAAGCCATCTCTTGCCCATCCCTCTAACCGAAGAAGGTTATCCTCTTCAAGCCACTTCTTATATAGCCCTTTTCGACCTGTTTCATATGTCTTTTTCTCCTTCACACACTCACCCCCATTCATGGAAATATGTAATTGAACGCAAAATACCCCATATCGGCGGTTGTAACCGATACAGGGTATCTTCGCAGTATGTGTCGTTAAGAAAGGAGGATATAAATGAAACGTGTAATTCACCTATCACCAATAACATTATAACTCTGTTCAAAAGAGGTGTATATGAACACTTTTTGAAAGGTTTCTATTGCATACAACCTTTTATAAAGCATAGGCTCCGAAGAAGTATATTGCCAAATCCTCAGTTGCTGCATTCAACCAATTATACACATTCCTTTCGCTAGTGCCACGCTTTTCAGCGATTTCAGAGATGCTTAGACTATCGATATACCTATCATGCACACAATCATAATATGGTCTATCCATTTTGATGCAGTATTCCTTATATACCTTCATCATCTCATCGATGTGATAAATAATGAGTTCAGTTCTTCGCTTGCTTGCTAGAATCGACTCTATTTGAAGGAATCCCTTCCGATTGAATACCTCGTATAGTACCGCTTGCAAGTCTGATGGTGTGAGCGTTTCTTCACTCTTAGCGATTGCATTCATACAATGCTGTTTCATCGCTACATATCCCTCTAGCAGCACAACTGTATTCTTGACCGCCTTTTCATTGCGTTTGGCCAACATATCCTCATTATGCTTTCGATACACCTCGATTGCTGTTTGTGTTGCCACCTTCACAATCTTTGATAGTTCTTCATCTGAGATTTTAAATGGTTCCGGTTCCGGTGGTTTAATATATTCCATTCATTCACCCCCAAATCAGATGCACACCATAGCTGAATAGCAATATCATAGCTAATACACCCACAATGCTTGCGATAAGCATAAATACCATAACCATCATACTAATTCGATTCACCATTTTGTGGTGATCATTGATTTGCTCTTCACTCAAATTCTTCACTTCTAACAAGCACCGCCCTTTCACTCGATTTAATTTTATATGTATGCCTTGCAGCTAGATAGAACTGATTAGGCACTCTATTATTTCTTATCAGCCATTGTCTAACTAATTTATTTAGGCCTTCCTCTAATTCATTGATTTCCTTATAACCCAATCCGTCAAGTGATGTATCATCATCAGTCCAAGATAGGATATCTTCCTCGATTTCACTTATCAATGCCCTTGTAGTGTTATATACTTTTGGCCAATACTGTCTACATTCCACGATAAAGAATGTTTTCTCCCCTACAGCCTCGGCCATTTTTATTCCCTCTCGTTTCGCTGCCGCTATTCCAATAATATGATTATCTTGGCTGAAATCCATTTTAGTCGGATCCATGTGAGGAATATATGTTGTATTCATGGCTTTCCCCCTTCCGCCAATCGAACCTCATAAGCCTTTGCCACCATATTCTCTACAGGATTTTTATTACTCTTACTCCACGAAGTTCTTCCGCCGGTATATACATATACATCGCCATTCTCGTATTTGGCAAAATGAAGTGAGTACCATATCCCACCATCATATAATTTCGCATATACAGGTGTATCAGTTGCGACATTACTCCAATCTGTGATGCCTAGATATTTGCCAACATCAAGATGGTTGGGTTCATTAAAAATCGGAACCAAATCAGCAATCAGATTGATTTTATATCTAGTTACATCGCTATAATCCCACTTGCCATCCTCATATTTTGGCAGCTTATTAACACCAAGATATCTGCCGGCATGGGAATCCCACACAATATATTTAAGTCCTTTATCATACAAGTAGCGTAACAGCCACTCTCTACCTTCTCGATTTGATATCATACTAACCCCCTAGTGTTGGGCATTCACATACCCAATCCCATAACTCCTGTTTCTTGAATTCCTCAATCTTATAACTCAACTGTTCACCATTGCGACTGAACTCAAATTCCTCTGTGAACAGCATTCCTTTTTCATAACACTTCCCTCTGATATCTATATGGTATTTCTTAGCGATCGCAGAGTACTCATCCTGATTAATTTGCCATGCGTGTCTGACCTTAGCTGCAAAGATAACAAAACCATCATCGATTTCGATATCACTCGTTGCCTCCGGCACATCATAAGGACTGATATATGACCGATTCATAGATTTGAACCATGCAGCATATGGCGGCATATTTGGCTCCAATATATCATTATTGATTGTAGGCAATGAGCCATCGAACTCACCTTTTATGAAATTACATATTTCTTCCGGTGTTCCTCTAAACTTAACCCAACCTTCACACCAATTTGCCATTTATATCACCTCTATTTCAAATGTACTCGCAGCAATCTTTCAACTTTTCTCAGATGAGGGATAGGAGTATTTACATATATGATGGATATAATATCACTTGCCTCATATACTCTGTATATGCCACATTCTTTCAATCTGATAAACGTGCGATAATGCCTTTCATCAGCTATCATCTTGGCATATTCCACAGCATTCTTTAGTTGGTCATTATCTATTCCCTCGATGCAAGTCAAAGTCAATTCCGGCTTTCCAACAGGAACACCTCTGATCATGAACTCTTCGATACCATATTTCCATAAATCGCTAACACTCAGCATCACATATCACCATCTTTTTTTGCTTTCACTAATCAATCTATACAATTCATGTTTCACAAATAATCTTGTATGTTCAACACTAGCATCAAGCTGCTCCATAAATATTTTTGTTGCTGTGGCTACAAAAGATAAATCAACTCTTACATGATGCCCTTTGTAACTCCATATATATCCGTCAACTCTCGCATATCTGTCTAAAGGGTTGATAGTGAAATCACACTCCGGAACTACAATATCATTCCCCATAACGATAGTTAGCGCAAATCTTAACGATTGCAAATCTAATGTATTTTCACTCATAATCGCACCTTATACATCCTCAATCATCATTTCAGCTACTGCAATCACACCAACTGCGATTGTCATCACCACAAACGAGCGGCACACAGCCTCGAATCCAACTCCAAATAAACCGATAAGCCACAGCATCATTGCAATGCACAATGATATCGCTGCCACTAGAGCAACGATTCCGGCCATTACACACAAAATTACTGCAAAATCATTCATACAATTTCCCTTTCTACTGCCATAATATGCTTACCTATTTCAGCCACAACATTCACACTCACAGCGTTGCCGGCCTGTTTATATAATTGGCTATTACTATTCACAGCAGCAGCCTTATCGAACTGCTCATCCGTGAACCCTTGCAATCGCCAACACTCTCTCGGAGTCAATTTCCGAATATACACCTTCGAGCCATCATCTAGCACAACACCGAGATTGTCGCTAGTTGTTAAGGTGTTGGCTCGTTGCGGTTGCACTCGGCCCCTTCGAGTTTCACTATTCGGATATGCTAGGTCTACACCATCGCCATGATATGCCATTGCATATCCTTGCTTATTGGCTGTTTTGATTAAAAGTCCATGTCTGTCTTGACCGGTAAGAGTGAAAGCCGGCTCACCAACTTCCTTCAATCTTCTTCCGTTTTGTCTTTTCTCCAATCTATCCGGAGTTAAACAGGCTTGAACACTTACATCGTTGAATTGATATAATCCTGTTTTGGCACCCATGCCACCACCTAATGCAGATAGTGTGCAGCTTACACCACTCGGATCATAGACTCGCATTCCTTGTGAGTCGCCTATAACTTGCTTAATAACTGCATCGTTTTTTCTGGGGATAGGAAGTAACTCTCTTCCACCTGTTTCTCCAAGATATCCAACAAGGTAGACACGCTCCCTATTTTGTGGGAGTCCATAGTCTTTGGTGTTGTACACTTTCCATTCGATACTATACCCTCTTTCTGCCATTTCACTAACAACGGTGAGGAACCCGCCCCCCCTGTCGATAGATAGCAAATTCTTAACGTTTTCACACACAAGCCATTTGGGTTTATTTTCTTCGCATTCATTTAATAACCTCATAATCTCAAAAAACAATCCACTTCTAGTGCCTTCTTTAATTCCATTTTGTTTACCGGCAATGCTAACATCTTGGCAAGGGAACCCAAATGCCCATAAATCAGCCTTTGGCAAATCCTTTCCCTTAACCTTTGTTACATCGCTACCGAACCACACATTATCTGTATCGTACATTGCTCGATATGATGCTTGCGCAAATTTATCGAACTCGCACCACCCAACACATTCCATGCCGGCCTTTTCTAATCCGCTGTGGAATCCACCAATTCCACTAAAGAAATCAATAAATTTCATATATCTCCTCTAGTACAATTTTCTATATTTAAACCTTCGAGCAATCCGCCCATCTTTATGTTTCATATAAGCGACCATATCGCCATCGAAGTTCTTGATAACTCGTTGTGCTGCGATATATTCGCTATATTGGATATAGGCATCACATTTGCCATGACACCCCACTTCTCTAAATTCGCAATCCTTACATGGTGATTTCGACATATATCATTCACCATCACTCTCCAATTGCTCGATTTTATCCAATAAATCAAATACCTCATCACTTGTTAAAAATCCGATCACATCATCTGTGATTGGTGTGTCATAACAAAGTTCATCATGATGCAATACCGCCAATTCATAAGGTTTTGCATCATTGCAACAAGCAATCTCACCGGTAATTACAGATGCGCCATATCCGTTATCAAACTTGAACCACCATTGTTCGCCGTTATGTCGTTCTTTATGTTTATATAGTCCATTATGTACCTGAAAACATTTGTATTCTTTTATTTTCAATTTCTTTTTTTCCGGCACTTCCCTACATTCAAGCAAGCACATTGATGGATTTAATGTGATGAAATTTCCTGTTTGATCATCTACAAATGCAACTACATTTGTATTTCCAAGAGCAACATTTTCCAATGCTCTTTTATAATTTTCCATTTCTGAGCCACCACCATATGCGAATGTGCTTGTACAATAATCTTTACCGGCTCCGTGGAGCATAACTTCTATTGCTAACATTTCAAACCTCTACTTTCCTGTGCTGCCAAATCCACCCTTGCGGCACTCCTTGATATCATCCGCATCATTTACAGTTGTGCCATATGGTGTGAATATTCCTTGAACCAATCTTTCGCCTTCCTTCACATAGAATGGAACCTTGCCCATATTGATGAGAGGAATCATAATGTGTCCTTCATTCTTCTCGTTGTTGTAATAGTCAGCATCGATGATGCCTTGACCATGAATGAGGCAAACTTTATTATTGATTGCTACGCTGCTGCGCATATGTAGTCCTAGATACTTATCACTATCAATTTGGCATTTTAACCCTGTAGGCACTAGAACCACATCAAATGGATTAATCACCATATTTGCAGCTGCACAGATATCATATCCGGCACTTAATTCACTTTGTCGAGTTGGCAACTTAATGCCTTTATGTTTATAATCCTCTACGATTTCAAATTTGTTCATTTTTTCGTTTCATCTCCCTATTTCTAGCTGCTAACTTATTGCCACACGCTCTGCCACAGGTCAACTTTGTGGATGACTTGTAAGGAACATCAAATACTGCTCCACAGATTACGCAATGACGAGTGGTGAAAGGGATAATATCCCCTTTTCTGTTGTTGAATTTATATCTAACCGGTGTGAGATGCGTTTCATTCATCGGTGCGCTATTCCACACCGGCAAATGTTCCAAGAAGTTTGGAATCTTATTTCTGAAACGATCATGCACCGCTTTTCCGGTTGTAATAGTCATGTGTGTGGTTTCCTTTCCTCTAATCCTCAACTACCATGAGGCGCTTTTTAAGGTCGATTTCATTGACATATATTTCTTGCACCCCATCGATATCGTGGACTTCCGGACAATCGATGCTGAGATAATCGTTCAAATCATCTTCGATTTGTTCTGCTTTGCATTGTGCATCCTCTAATGATTTGGCTCTCACTACCACATCAACATCGAGTGTGCCTCTGTATCTAACACGAAATTCATTCATAACTTGAATCCCTTCTTTCTGTAATCCAAATATGATATAGAGGTGGGATATCGTTTCTTCTTCGATATCCCTTTATTCTTAGGCTTGCTCACCTTCGGCCTTTTGGTGGTGTCGCACCTTCTTGCCTTTAGCTGATGCAATACACTTTCATCGCTCGCTGCATTGATAGTAATCTCTACACGAGGGTTTTCTTTGTCGAACCCCACTATATGGGAGCCATTATAATCGGCAATCCACATATCATCCGAGATTATCGCTGCATCTTGCAGAATGTCGCTTGTGGCTTGCAGTAATCCAACGAGATCCGGCCAACTTCTCCAATCTGCTAAATAGTAGCGGCAACAGATTGAGATAGGCCCATCATAGGACTTCACTAGGTTAAGATTGTTTAATTGCTCTAACGCTAATTTTTGATAACTTAAAAATGCTTTTGATGGTATGAGTTTCATGTTATTGTCAATCTTAACTATCCGACTTCCGTTCTTTTTGGTTCGTGGTGAACCATAAATTACTACATCCACATTGCACCTCTATATTTCTGCTTTAATTTTCTAATTCTATGCCCTAAATTTAACCGCTGAGGCTTGTCTAACATTTCCCTCGATAGAATTATCGTTGAGATTTAAAACTCGCCTTATAGAACGTTTAAATCAACTAAGCGGTTTATCCACCCCCTCATCGAACTCGCTTGTAATTTCAGCGAACTTTTCGGCAAATGCCTCGATGCCATCCACTCCGACCTTTGCTGCGGTGAATCCAATGGCCATTTCATCGAAGAATTGTTTCTTATCCGCATCATCAATCATGGATTCATATATCACCTGTGTGGCAGCTGCACATAAGGCAATCGCCACCGATGTGGCACTTCCCCATTCGCCTTCTTTGTATTTAATTTTGAGATTATGGTTCTTTTCTTTGATTTTGATTTTTCTCATCTGTGGGATGCTCCTTTGAATATTGCCTCTTCATATTCACCTCTGAGGCGATCATATACTCGTTGTGTGTAATGGTTCTTAGTCCAATCATCACTATAATTTGTTGTTAGAATGATGGGTTTCATTCTGTTGTAGCGGTCGATAATAATATCATCAACCTTTGCTGCTACCCACTCGGATTTGCCATATTCGGCACCGAAGTCATCGAGCAGCAGAATTGGAATGCTCCTCACCTTCCTCTCGAAATCGATATATATATCGCTTGGGCCTTTAGATAATGCAAGCATCGTATCGAGTAGGCTCGGCATGGATATCATCATTCCACCTTTTCCCATATCGATAGCCTTCTTCAACACGCTCACAGCGATTGAAGTCTTACCGGTTCCGGCCGGCCCTCTTAGGATTAACCCTTTGCCACTATCAAGATTGTATTTGAGGTTATCTGCATAGGCTTTCACAATCGCATATGCCTCTTTATTCTCTGCCGGAAATGTTCCGTGTTCACGCAGCCAATCAAATGACATGGATGCATATCGTTTGGGGATTCCGGCAATGTCATAGGTTCTTGACTTATCCTCATGAACCACAATCGGTTTCTCATAGATTGGTTGAAAGAACTCATATTTAGGTGGTTCCGTGAACCCTCTCGGATTCTTTGTCCCAATCGACTTGTTCATCTTTTTTCGCAGATTTTCGATCATCTGCGTAGGATTGTATTTTTCTATTTTTCAACACCCCTTCAATGTATTTCACATTGGTTGTGCCTTTAGCCTTAGCCACTTCCAATGCACTCAATACTTCATCAACCCCATATTCAAGAACTAGACTTTCAAGAACTTCCATTAAATAAGAAGAGATATCACCAAAGTTATTAATCCAATTATTGAATACAGGCTGCATGAAACTCTTTTCTTTACTTTTATTTACTTTACTTTCTATTTCCTTTACTTTACTTTGTTCATTTTGGTATACATTAACCCTAGTTTCTGCAACATTAACCCTAGTTTCTGCAACATTAACCCTAGTTTCTGTATGCATTATGTCTGCATTAACTAGGTTAATGTCAGCATTAATTTTTACCGATTTTCTTCGCTCGGTGATTTTAAGGTACCTATTTTGTATACCTTCGGATGTTAGGATGCGAAAATTGTCATATATTTTAAATGAGAATAATCCCACTTCACACGCTCTATTGATAACCTGTTTCACATAATCTGCATCGAGATTCGTATCAAGTGCAACGAGTGAAATCTCATCGTCCTTAATGCTCATGAAGTAACCTTCATCCTTATATATCGCAGCGAATATATATATCAGCACAGCGATTGAGGCCGCCCCATGCGAAAGCATGATTTTTCGTATCTTCAAGTCGCTCAAAAATCCTACATCGAGTGGGAAATACTCAACCCCCTTCGCCTTTGGTCTAGCCATTAAATCCACCTTCCTAGAACTTCACATATTCCTTAGATCTGCCCATCTTCAAATATCCGATTTGAAGAGCGTAATCAATCATGCTTTTTACATCATTAGCCGGCACCTTTGTGCGTTTCTCGGTCAGTACGAAGAATAACGGATTATAAGGAATTGGTGAGCCATTCGATTTCAACGCATTCGCTTTGATTGAATCCTTAACAGTAACCCATGCGGAGCCAAACTGTTGCAGCATCATATCTTCATTGTTCATCTTTTACATCCTCACTTCCGATTAAATCCTTCAATGATACAACTTCCGTATTGCAGCAAGTACAAACAAAGCAATAGATGGAATATAGTTCATCGATGATTGGCTGCTTAGATTGGTAAGCACCATTTTCTTTTGCAAGTGCCTTGATTCGCATCAATAACACCGCTTTTACTGTTACATCGAACTCATGATTCATTTTGATATCCTTTCTTTTAACACTTTCATCACTTCTGCTGCTTGCGAGCCATGTGCCATTTCGTGGCATTCCCTACACAAACAGGCTAAATTTTCAAGATTCGACAAACCACCTCGACCACGGAACAGGATATGATGCACTTCCGATGCCATCGCACCGCACAGCACACATAATCCTTGATCACGTTCAATGGCCTGTGGTCGAGTCTTTTTATATAAGGCCTCATCAGCCTTCTTTCGGCTGTTCATCTTCCCACCTATCGAGGAGTGAATTGATATAGCTGCTATCCTCTAGTGCTATGCCTAGCTGATTGCATTCTGTAACCAAGCTATCAATCAACCTTGCCATCTGCTTAGTGTCATATGATGAGGAACCCATATATAGGAATAGGACTGTGGTTCCTTCGATTTTGGCACTTTCGCCCATATCCTCAGCGAACCACCCCAATCCATTCCGGCTCCATCTATCCATGATTTTCTGTTTAGCACTCGGCAACACCAACACTCGCTCAAATACACCGCATTCTCTGATGGCTCGTTTATATACATCGACCTTCGATATATAGCCATTCTTGGAGAGTTCTTTTGCGATTTTCTCGCAAAGAACCCAACAGAATGCATTGGCATTCAAGCTGCGAGATTTGGACTTCTTCTTAATTTCGATAGAATACTCAACATCCTTATCGATTTCAGCGAGTTCATTATCTCGTGGAGCCGGCATCATCACCATTACTCCGATAGGGGATTTGAAGGTTTCAATGCCTTTTGTATGCCATTTCATTAGTAGCTATTCACCCAAGCCTTTAACTGTTGAATTTCACTCAAATCTAATTGAGTGCTAATTTTATTGAAGGTAGCTTTCGTATATTTGGCCAAATCAGATTTCTCAATGCCTTTGGCTGTTGCTAACTCAACAACTTCATTCAAGGCTTGAATTGTAACCTCGGATACATTATTGCTGTTGCCATCGTCATCCTCTTCCCACGCAACTCCGAGGATTGAAGAGAGGCTATATCTTCGGCCATACGTTACAACGCTACCGACACCTTGCGGATCTTTCTTAACCAATGGCAATGTGAAAGGTTCTGCCTCAATCCACTCGCCACTTTCATGCAATAAACGTGTGGTTACAGTTACAGTTCCCTCAGAGGTTTCCGGAATTTGTAAGAATGAGATGCCATTCTTTGCCAATATAGGGCGAACAGCTTGCAGCAATGCATCGAGGGTTACATATTTGCTTTTTAGAAATTCGTTCTTCTTATTGCGTTCCGGATCCGACACATCCGCTTGAAATTTAGCTAATGCCTTTGAGATTTCAACGAGTGATTCACTATGTTTCATTAGATTCTGCTCCATTCCACACCGATATTATTCAAAGTATCTTCGATGATTTTGCGTTGAGATTCAGTCGCTTTCACCACATATGTTGTGCGGATAGCTTGTTCTATTTCCTCGAATGCCACAGGTTTTTGTGGGAGTGGAAGTTCTACCGCTACAGGTTCCAACTTCTCAACATCGACTGTGTGAGCCTTAGCAGCTTGCATCTCGATTTCCAATCGTTTATCGAACTCATCGGCGAGATATCCATCTAATTCTGAGATAGAAACATTCATAACCTTATGAGCCACATCATCGAAGGTGATTGGTGTATTCAATTCATATTGAGAGTTGAATATATCAATCTTTAATTTGACCATTTCTTCCTTCTCTGCTCGCATTTTTGTGAGTTCATCATCGTTATTTTGCTGCGATAAGAGTTCATTCATTGCAGAGTCAATGGCACTTGCTGTGGCATCAATTTTGGCTGTTTTGTTTTGCCACCATTTTGGATCAGCTACAAATCGATTGCGATATTCCTCACGAATACCAAGAGCCTCGAACTTATCTCGAATCATATTCATTACTAATTCTTTGCGTTTCTCGGTTTCGATATTCTCGAACTCTTGAATCTGATTGGAGATTGGAGCCTCTACTCGGCTGACTACAGCAAGAACCTGTTCAAGTTCAGCGGAGAACACGTTGTAAGGTTCTTTCAATAATCGTTTTTGCTCTGTGCCGAATCGCTGCAAGTGTGTGCGAACACTCACGATTTCACGAAGGACACCCTTCATTTCTTTTAAATTGTCTTGTGTAACTACAAGATTGTTATATTTTGCTAGTTTCTCCTCTAAATATTTGGAGATTTCCTCATTGTTCCATACCGCTCTGCCTACAGATTGAATCAATTGAGGCTCTACATTTTTTATTACTCGAATATCAGTCATTTCCATGTGTGTGGTTTCCTTTCTTTACAATTCATATCGGATGACTTAAAATATAGGTGTGTGGTTGCCTTTCTTGTAATTCGCAAGAAGGCTGAGTGCTATTTCTCCTTTTGAGAAATGGCACTTTTTTATTTTGCGATGAATATCACCAAATTAATAACAGCAACAGCCATTGTGATAGTGAAGATTGTGGCTGCCAATATATTGATAACTTTATCTACCATAGATATTCCCCTGTAACCCACCAATAAGAGATGCCGAAGAATAAAAACAGCGTGAATGCTGTGAATACTAGCATTTCAAATGTGCTTGGTTCGTTGTTTCGCAGCGCTCTTCGTTTGGCTCGTTTTTCCGCCGCTCTCAATCTGTGAATCCTCATTTTTATATTTCCTCTCTTTCCACTCCTCAAACGCTGCTATGTTTTGAGGGTTACTGTAAAATTTGTATATTTCATCAATGAGCAATGTCATAAATTCACACCCTTATAACGATTAATGAAATATAATTGCCCTTTGCCTGTTACTTTTGGAGTTTTACTTAGGCTTACTCTTCCGTCTGAATGAGTTATAGCTGTTTCTTTAATTCTGAAAAGACCTAACTCCATAGATCGCTGTGTTGGCATATTGTAAGAGCCGCCTTTTCTTGAAATTAGATAACCCTCATTTCTTAACCGCTCAAATAACCTGTTTTGTCCAATGTTGTGGCCATTTTGGTTTAAGAGTTTCGCTAGATCACCGATTAAAATATCGGTATCGCTAGTACTTACTGCATCGGCGAATAATACTTTCGGTTTCTGTTCCTCTAGCAACGCTCTTGTTTGGTTATGTGCCTCAATTTCGTTGGCGTATGCTTTTAAGGCATCCGGCAACGTTCTAGGGATATTCATGCTATACATTCCGTATTTTCGTAAACTGGGTAGTACCTCGTGTGTTATCCAACGTTTAAACTCTTTCGCCTCCGGCTTTCTACTAGATAGCACCAAACTATATAAGCCATATTCATTGACTACATTGGCCTCGCCTTGACGACCTAAATTCAACTTAGACCGTTCGTCATCGTCTAATCTTTGCAGCGCCATAGTTGGGTTTGTATGTTCCAAACAATCACATACATCTTTAGCTACAAACCATGGTTCATTATCTTGTAAGATAATCCGCACATTCCCAAACATTGCATTGTTAAATACTTGTAATTCGTTCATTTTTTCACGCTCCTTTCTGTCTATTACTCTTTTTTGAGTAATACCTCAGTACTACATTAATTCTGTAATGGACACATTAAAGCATTCAGCTAACTTTTTGAGGCTGCTCACGTTCGCTGAGTTTTTGCCTCGTAACCATTGACCGACAGCCGCTTGGGATAAGCCGGTTCTTTTGGCTACTGCATAAGCGCTCATATTTTGCTCGTGCATCAATTCTTTAATTCGTTCCAAATTCATTGCTTTATCACCTTCCTTTTGGTAGAATGAAATTACTAAACTTTTACTTAGCAAAATAATAGCATTTGCATTGCTATGTTTTTGCGTTGCTCTGTGATTACATATTACAACGCAAATGCTACTATGTCCAATTAACAGTTTATAAAAATTATTATTTTTTTCTTAAATAAAATAAGGTGAGCATATGGCATTCGATAATATATTTGTAATCATGAAGGAACGAGGCCTTACAGCTTATAGAGTTTCAAAAGATACAGGTATCTCACAGGCCTCTATAGCGGATTGGCGAAAAGGCCGCTCAAAACCCAAGATTGATAAACTCAAAATATTAGCGGAGTATTTTGGTGTATCATTGGCATCACTAACAGGGGAAAGCAACGAAATTGATGATACTCAACAAATACAAGCACCCAATGGATACTATGTAGACAAAGAAACGGCCGAATATGCTGAAATGTTACGGACTCGCCCTAGTGCTAGACTTCTATTTTCGGCTGCGAAAGATATATCAAAAGAGGATATGCAAAAGGCGGTCGAGTATATTGAGTTTTTAAAATCTAAAAATAAATAATGGTATCCATCAAAACGTGGATACCATAAATGGGGAGTGTGTTGTGTTGGTAGTAAACATAATTTACTGCGATTTACCATGTGTTAAGGCCGTATCAGAAGAAACGGAAGATATAGATACTCATAATATCTATATAAATAAAAATCTCCCTCATGGTCGCATGAGGGAGGAAATTAAACATGAATTAATGCATATTATTAATGATGATTTTTACTTGGATGAACACGTGAATCTTGTCGAACAAATGGTTCGTAGGTCAAATATAGACGATTCGGAATTAGAAAATATAGACTTTTATCATCATTTTAATGTGTAATTATAAATAAAGGGAGAATTTACTATGAAAAAATTGATTATCTCATCTCTGATATTATCTATGTTGGCCATTCCATCAATGGCAGAGAGTCTATATGCACCATTCGTGCCGGCCTACACCGCATCAAATGGAGCAGTTGTTAGTGTGAAATCTGATTTGGATGTGATTAATTATAAGAATAATTATGTGGAGATACTTCTACAGACAGAAATCAATGATCCATCAAAGCCTTATATCACTCGCAAGATGAATCATTTTTATTATGCGCTAGATCCTAGAGGCTCCGGCATCCCATATTCTGTTTTGTATCGAGTAGATAGATACACGCACATTGCAAGAAACTCCGCCACAGTTTTAGATGGTTCTGTTACACCTACAATGATAGTGCCTCTTGCTGAAAGTTCAGACGAATATAAACTTTCAACATATGCCTTCAAGTTCGCTGTTGAAAGCGGTAAGATGGCGAAAGCAAAGGCAAAGAGCAAATAAAAAAAGGCCCTATTAAGGGCCTTTCTTTCTAACTAAAATAAAATAACCGCCGATGTATACGTTCGGCGGTTATCTGATAACACATGTCTAATCTTCTCTAATGCAATTATATCATTAAAAGGAACATTACACAATGAATAGTTTAAAAGCTGTAATATACGCAAGATACTCATCAGATAAGCAACGAGATGAATCTATCGAAGGGCAAATTCGTGAATGCAGAGCCTTTGCAGAGCGTGAAGGCATTATTATAACAGGCATCTACACAGATAAGGCCCTCTCCGCTCGCACAGACAATCGTCCGGAGTTTCTCCAAATGATAGAGGATTCAAAGAAACACCTATTTGATTATGTGCTAGTCTATCAGCTAGATAGATTCAGTCGCAGCAGAGAGGATAGTGCGGTTTATAAAGCTATATTGAAGAAAAATGGTGTTAAGGTAGTAAGTGCGAAGGAGAATATCACCAATGATCCGGCCGGCATCATTTTGGAATCTGTACTCGAAGGAATGGCGGAATATTACTCCGCTGAACTATCCCAAAAGGTTAGACGAGGAATGACAGATAATGCCCTTCAAGGCAAGGTCAATGGAACACCTACTCCTTTGGGCTATGATAAGACAGAGGATAAGCACCTCATCATCAATGAGCGTGAGGCTCGTATCGTGCAAACTATATTTGACCTTTACATCAAAGGCCACTCTATCCCCTCTATATGCTCGCATTTAGATGCTAAAGGCTATTTATCCAAGCATGGCTCTAAATTCTCTTATGCGGTAGTTAGGCGGATATTGAGCAATGAGAAATACATCGGCACGATGCGGTGGAATGATATTGTCATCGAAAATGCTATCCCTTCCATCATCTCAAAGGAGATATTCGACAAAGTGCAGCACGAAAAAGGTCATAGAATTAAGAAAAAAGGTGCTAGGAGCGAGTTTTATAATTTATGCGGTAAAATATATTGCGGTAAGTGTGGCGGTCATTACACAGGCAATACAGCCACATCACACACAGGCGCAAAGCATCACTATTACAGCTGCACAAACAGACGAAAACATAAGACTTGCACAGGCAAGAATATCAAGCGTGATATTTTAGAGGATATCATCATCAATAAGACCATTCATATCTTAAATGAACCCAACACTATCGCTCAATTGGCCAAAATGGCCACAGAGGCAAGCAGCACGATGCTAGGTGATGCAGAACTCGAATTGAAACACATTGATGCTCGCATCAAGGAATTGCAATCAGAATTAGAGAATTATATGAAAGCCATCGCAAAGGGATTCATTTCCGATACATTACAGACTCAAATCGAAAATGCAGAGGCGGAACTTCAAGACCATATGACACGCAAGACGAACCATGAAATCAAGGCACATCCTATCAAGCTAACAGCGGAGCATATTGAGTTCTTCCTTTACAAAATGGCAAAAGAAAACCCTACCACCAACACAGGCAGAGCGAGGATTCTCGACACGTTCATTCACTCTGCGACCATATATGATGATAGGGTTGAAATAACCTTCAACTACAACAATGACCTACCCCAATTTAAAGGACAGGTCATTGATGGTTCGTTTTCAGTTGATGTGGTGGACCACCAGGGGTTCGAACCCTGGACACCCTGATTAAGAGTCAGGTGCTC